GCAGGAACGGCAGAAATACCGCCGTGCGGAACAGGCGAAAGGCTTTGACACTCAGGGCAATTTCATTGCAACGGTTACCCCTGCCCCGGTACTGACGGTAAACGAGCTGGAACAGTCACTGGCGACTGTGCGCGGTCTGCTCCAGGACGGGATCGACCTGGACCGCGGCATGGAGAGTCTGAAGGCTATGGCCAGGGGGCTTCTGGAGCACATAAGCGCTATCAAGCTGGAGCGGGAGAAGATCATCACGGTGGAACTGGACAACGCAATGCCGCTGCATTTGGTGTGTCTGAAATACGGTCTTCCGTACAATTACGCGGAGCGCATCCACAGCATCAACCGAATCAAGCATCCTAACTTCACCAGCGGGGAGGTGTCTGTCTATGTCAGATAAGATTTCCCTCCTGGTGGACGGCAGAAAAATCGAGCACTTCGAGAGTTACTCCATAGAGGCAGACATATACACCGCAGATGACGCGTTTTCACTGGAACTAGCCAACCCTGAAATCGAGATAACCCCCGGCAAGAAATGTGAACTCTATGTGAATGACACCCTGGAGCTTACCGGCATCATCGACCGCGTAACCAGGACCTACGACAAGGCCAAGTCTGCCGTCAGGGTCGAGGGTCGTGACCTGATGGGGCTTTTGGTGGATTCCTACTGCGAGCGGTTCTTCGATGTTCAGGGCAAAACGGTGAAGCAGTTGGCGGAAACGCTGCTGACGGACATCCCCTTCATCAACCGGAAAAACATCGTCTACCAGGAAAATTTCGTCGGCAAGCTGAAAGGGAAGAAGCAAACCGTCAGTCAGCCGATCACCGGTTTCGTGGACACACCGCAGAAAATATCAAGGATCGAACCGGGCATGACGGTGTTCGAGGTGCTGAAGAATTATGCGGCAAGCCGGGGGCTGATGTTCTGGGCCATGCCCAATGGGACTTTTGTCTTCGGCAGGCCGAAGGCCGGCGGTGAACCCCTGTTCAACCTGACCTGCATGAAGTCGGGTTCCGGCAACAATATCCTGGATGGAGAGCAGATCGAGGATATCTCGAAGCGCTACTCAAAGGTAATCGTGATCGGCCAGGGGCAAGGCCATGAAACGGACGGCTCCGATGCCACGAAAGTAAACTCCAAGGCGATCAAGGAAGACAAGGACTTTCCGTTTCGCAAGCCCTACGTGACCAAGATGACGAATGATTCACAGAGCCCGGCGCTTCATGCCCGGCTGCTCCTGGAGAAGCAGCGACATGACGGTTTTCAGCTGCGCTACAAAGTGCCGCGGCACAGTCAGGACGGAAAAAACTGGGCCATCAACGAGCTGTGCCAGATTCGGGACGAAGTCCTGAACATAAACAGAAGTTATCTGATATTCGGCAGGACCTTCGAGTTGTCGAAACAGGGATGCTTCACCCGGCTGAAGCTGGGAGAACCGGGGCTGGTTGAATGATCAGGGGCATTGTCACGGCAATGATAGAGGGTGTCATCAAGCGGTTTTCAGCAAGCGGCCGTTCCGACGAAACCTTCGAAAGTCGCGAATATTTCCAGCATTACGGGTTTACCTCTCGGGCGCTGCCGGGCGCCGAGATCATCATTGTCCAGGAGGGGAACCACCTGGTTGCGGTGGCGTCTGACGATCGCCGGTACCGGTTGGCAATGGCAAACGGCGAAGTGGCGCTGTATGACCACCTCGGGCAGCAGGTCCACCTGAAGAGTGACGGGACTATCGACGTGGTGGCCATCAACGAGGTGCGCGTTACCTCCCCCCTGGTGACGGTCGTCGCGTCAACGAAGGTCAGGCTGGAAACGCCGCTCCTGGAGGTTACCGGGGACATAACTGCCGGCGGCGATATCACCGATTCGGTTCGCTCAATGGCTGCTGATCGGGACATCTATAACGACCACACGCATCCGGGTGACTCCGGCGGGACAACCGGAACGCCAAATCAGGAGATGTGATGGATTTCGCACTGATTATAGATGATTCGGGAATGGCAGCGCTCGATGTCGATCAGCAGGCGGGCTCGATCATCAACAATATCTATCTGAGCCTGACGGTGAAGAGGGGCTCATTCTTTGCCAACCCCGAGTTCGGCAGTAGGCTGCATCTCCTGAAACGGGCGAAAAATACCGTTCGGACGGAGATGCTGGCTCGCGATTATTGCCTGGAGGCGCTGCAGTGGCTGCTCGATAACGGACGGGCAACTTCCATAGAGGTATTCACGGAGAGGGACCGCGCCGTTGATCTCAACCGCCTGAAACTCCTGGTCGAGGCAACCCAGGCGGATGGCCGTGTTGTAAGTTTCGAGAAGTTCGTGGAGGTTGTATGACGTTTGAAAAGGGCTTCGATGAGCTGTTAAACGGCATATTGACGGACTACAGGAATCAGTTTCCGTCTGCTGACATATCCCAGGGAAGCCTGATTTTTATCAAGGCTGCCTGCATGGCGTCCGCCCTCTGGGGACTCTACAAGTACCAGGACTATATCGCCCAGCAGATTTTTCCTGATACGTCCGACACTGAAAACCTGGAACATCATGCATGGGTGCGCGGCCTGTCCCGTAAAACCGGCGAGACGGATCCGGAACTCCTCGCCAGACTGTTGGAGTACATCCGTCGCCCTCCGGCAGGAGGCAATCAGTACGATTACGTGAAATGGGCCATGGATATCACTGGCGTTAAAGCGGCTTATTGCATTCCATTGGGCCAGGGGGTTGGCACAGTCGATGTCATCATTATCGCTGATCCTGAGCTTACCGGTTCGGAAATACCGACGCAGGATCTTATTGATGAGGTTAAGGCTTACATCGACGACGTCCGTCCGGTAACCGCCAAATACAGCCGGGTGCTGCCGCCGGCATTTATTACCCAGAATGTGACTGTCACCGGCAGCGGATCAGAATGGGACAAGGTTAAAACCGTGTCGGATATCACGGCCTATCTGAACACCTTTGTTCCCAACCAGGTGCTTTACCGGTCCCAACTGATCAACCAGGCTATTTTGAACGGCGCTGATGATGCAACAATCGTCACCCCTGCAAACAACGTAGTCCCCGCAACGAACGAAATAATCCGGCCGGGGGTGATCAGTGCCACCTAATGCCGATGCCTTGAAGCTCTTGCTGCCTGTGACGTTGGCGGGAGATTTCCCTGCTGACCTGGAGCTGGAAGGCAAGCACCTGGACAGCGCCCAGTCGCGGGCTGAGGACCTTCTGCAGGAGTCGTTTGCCAACAGCGCTTACGATCTGCTCGCCCGGTGGGAAAGCGTGTACGGTTTGCCGGTCTCTCCGGACGACCCGCTTCAGGTGCGGCAGGATCGCGTGTTGCAAAAGATGCGCGAATTGGGGCGTTTGGATCGTGCGTATTTTATACAGATGGCCGCAGCATACGGCTTTACGGTTTGGATAGACGAACTTCACCCGCTCATGGCCGGCTGGGGCTATTGCGGCGATGAGCTGGGGGATGATGATTCGGACTGGTGCTGGAGGGTTTGGGTTGTCGATAGCAACGGATATTTTTTCCGCGCAGGTGAATCATGCGCCGGCGAATGCCTGTCGTACAGTTACGATCAGTTCCTCTTGGATCTGCTCAATGAGCTGAAGCCTGCACACACGTTTGTAGAAATAATCTGGGCATAGGGGGACACATGCTGCGCATACAAACAGCGGACCATCTGTTTCATGAAGGGAATCCCGCGACTGGGGAAAAAGGTACAAAGGTCACTGACGACTTTCTGAATGATGTCCAGGAGGAAATATGCAATGTCGTCGAAGCGGCAGGGATCGTTCTTGCCGCTGACACAAGGGACCAGCTCCTGGAAGCAATCAAAAGGTTTTCCGGCTGCGCTGTCACAAGAACGGTCAGCGCGTCAGGAAATGTCGCCGCCACTGATTCTGTGCTTTTGGCGGACGCGACCGCTGGGCCGATTACGTTGACACTGCTATCCGCGGCAGCAGTCTCAGCAAGGGCGCTTACGGTCATAAAAGTGGATGCAAGCGATAATGCCGTAACGATACAGGCAGGCGCCGGGCAGACACTGCCAACGAGTGACGGGCGCCAACAGACTGCGGATCTGACAATGCAGGACGAGTCTATACGGATCTTGCCGGACGGTGTGTCTCATTGGTTCAGAGTGGGTTAACAGACAATTCAAGCGGTATTGAATGGAGGATACTATGAAGAGTTTTTCTGCAATTCTTTGCTTGTTTTTTACAGTTATTGTGGTGCTTCCGGCATGCGCCGCGCCTTCTGCAACCGGAATAATGTCCGATGCGATCATCAAGGGCGGCATCCAAATGGATATTCGGGCATTCGGCGCAAAGGGAGATGGCATCACCGACGACACGCTTGCCTGGAGACGCGCCATCGCTGCCGCTCCCGAAGGGGCGACCATCAAGGGCGTTCCCGGTCACACCTACTACATCGCCCTGCAAAACGACAACAGGTGCCTGGAAATCACCAAGGCGATAACCCTGGACTTCAATGGAGCCCAGGTAACCTATAAGCCGTGGAGCAATTCCGACCCGGCCGGAACGCACTCCCCGGCGATATGGATCCACGGATCGCAAGGGACAAGCCATGCCATCAGCGCAGCAACGACCAGGGGAACAACCGTCACGCTGACAAACATCGCCAATGCGGCAAGCTACGCAGCCGGCGACTGGATTATGGTGACCACCACTGCCAGTAAAAACGCCTGGAATAACCCGGCAGGGATCTACAACACATTCGGCTCGGCTACTGAGCCGCAGCAGATCAAATCAGTCAACGCCGGAACCGGTGTTATTACCCTGACCAGGAGGCTCGACAACTTCTACCCGGCAAGCGCCTCCATACGGAAGCTGACGCTCCTGAGAGCACCGGCAGTCCGCAACATTTCCAGAGCGGTCGAAGTCGACGCAGATGCGACATCCACAAAGGCCCTGGCCGGCGACGTCGGGCATTTCATCTCCATCGAGTACTCGCACAGCCCGATCGTGGAAAACGTCCGCGTCGAGAACTTCAGAATGTTCTGCGTATGGTCGCAGGGCAACATCAACCCAGTGGTGCGCCGGGTTACCGGGCACAAGGGAGACGGCGGGAAATACATTTCCACAGGGGGCCATGCCTACGTCGTGCGACACCAGGCATGTCTCGGATCCCTGACTGAAAACTGCACCAGCTACAATGCCAGGCACCTTCTGGATTACACCATGTCCTACGACGGTATATCCCGGAACAACACTGCGCATCTGGGCGTAGGCGCATTCCTGACCCACGGTTTCGGATCCAGGCGCATCACCAGCGTCGATGACGCCGCGTTCGATTCCAGCGGCGGCTGGGCCTATCAGAACGTGGCATTTGATGCGGACTACGAAGGGAAGATTATCCGGTTTTAAATATGTCGGTTCCGGATACGGGATCGAAGTCGGCACCAATTCCCAAGACGTCGAGATCATCAACCCGGATATCACCATTGTCAGCTCCAGTAATTCCAAAGGCATCCTGGTGAGTTCCGGAGCAAAAGACGTGACCATATCCGGTAGGAACGATTGATACCAGCGGGAGCACCAGCACCACTAGTTATGGCATAGCCGTCACAGCAGAAACCCCTGCTTATCCTGGTATCGGCATATCATCAGCGAGTGCCACGGCAGGCACCAACCCGACGGTAACGATCAACACAGACGTAAATCATAACCTCCAGGTCGGCGATCAGATATACGTGCCTCTCAACGAGATCGCCAGCGGCCAATATCACGGAACTTTCGCCGTCGCAAGCGTTCCCACGACAACCCAGCTGACCTACGTCGTGACCGGCACGACAACGGAAAGTTTCAGCATCGGCAGCTCCCCATCGAGGAAAGTCTGGCGGCCGGCAAATTACCACCCGGCCGAGAACGTCTACATCAAGGGTGTGACATTCAGGACGAGCGCGACCCAGAGTCACGTTATCGAAATTGCAGCCCTCGGTACCTGGGTCGTCCAGGATTGCAAGGCATATCTGTCGAACTCAACCGAAGGCAGCAACTTCTTGTTCAGCAACAATATGACCGTTAACGCTGATTCCAACAACATCATCATCAAGAACAACCACATGTGGGGCGCAATATCTCAGTTCGCCCAGCTAGAGCGATCAGCAACACAACTACTGGAAATAAACGGTAACGTCTGCGAAGAATACACGGCCTATTTCTTTAACGCTGCCATCCCCACCTACCTCGGGAACACGTGGAAATCCAAGCTGCGGTTACTGAATAACGCTGCAGCCGCGACAGCACCTACCGGCGGCATTTCTACCTTGAACCTGTGGGATGCCGTGAAAGAAGGTGCTCTCGTCCAAGGTAACACATATCCGGCAAATGCTGCTGTTACCAACGCCTACAACAAAAACTACGAATACGGCAGCTTTACACCGACAATCGAAGGCGCTACCACGGCAGGGACTGCCTCATACTCCACCCAAATAGGTAGATACTCCCTCGACGGGAAAGCCCTCAACGTTAGGTTGCGGCTCAATTACAGCAGTTTTACCGGTACCGGCACCATGCGCATTTTGGGAATTCCATATAGTAATGGCAGCGCTGTTGTTCCTGGGGCCCCCGCTGAAGTGAACGGTTTGGCCTTTACCGGAATATTCATGCCGCAGTGGTCGTCAAATTATATCGTTTTGCGACAGAACAACGGAGGAACGATACAAGATGTTCCCGTCGATGCTGCCGGTGACCTCACCATTGCCGCAACCTTGCCACTCACATCGGTTCAATAGCGAGAAATTTGGAGGTGAAATCACCCACTTTTTGTAGGAGGAAATAATGTAGATAATGAAAATCAATATCGAATGAAAAACAGGGTATTTAAGGGGAGGTAAAATGCCCCTTGAATACCCTGTTTATTAGAAACACTTTACTGTCAAATCGGGCGCAAATTACTACCAAATCAGTTGCAACGCTACATGAAATTCCACGATTCAGGACAGGGGGAAGGTGCAGAGCAGCATCAGTTTGAGAGATATGAAACAAGGGGTTACGGCAACAACCGTAACCCCTTGTTTTAATTGGCGCGCTTGGAGAGATTCGAACTCCCGACCTACGGATTCGTAGTCCGTTGCTCTATCCAGCTGAGCTACAAGCGCGTTTCTTGAAGGCTCCCCGCGGCCTTGACACTGCGGAGACCATGCCTATTGAGCATTCTGCACGAGGAGAAAGCGATTATCGGAAAAAACTCGAAAATATTCAAGCTTTTTTTCAACCCTATCGAAAGTCGGCAAGGTTGCGACCCGGGGCAGGTTATAGGTGGCGGAGAGAGAGGGATTCGAACCCTCGATACCGGTTTCCCAGTATACTCGCTTAGCAGGCGAGCGCCTTCGGCCTACTCGGCCATCTCTCCAGAAAACAGGTTTTAAGTGTTAAGTTTTAAGTGTTAAGAATAACGCCAATTGCGAAAATCAAAACTTCAATCTTTTAACAAAAAACCTAAAACTGAAAACTTAAAACCTAAAACGTCTATATTTGGCGGAGGGAGTAGGATTTGAACCCACGGAACTTTCGTTCAACGGTTTTCAAGACCGCCGCCTTAAACCACTCGGCCATCCCTCCAGATTCTATCCTATTTTTTCCATCCCGCCCATGTAGGGCCGCAACGCTACCGGTATCAGAACTGTTCCATCGGCCTGCTGGAAATTT